AGAAAATACAGATTAAAAAGAGCTGTTGCAGAAAAAGGAGAAGGAGCAAGAACCCATATCGGAATAATAGCTCAAGAAGTCGATAAAGCATTTTCAGAAGAAGGACTAAATGCATTTGATTACGGAATATTATGCTTTGATGAATGGGATGAAATCATCGACAAGGAAGGAACAGTTTTAAAGGAAGCAGGGGAGGCATATAAGATTAGATATGAAGAATTACTTTGTTTCATAATAGCAGCAATATAAAAAAAGGGCATCAAGCCCTTTTTTAGTTTTTGTATAATTGCTTCTCTATCTCTTTTAAATCATGTTCTCCTGCCTCGTATAGTTCATCGAATCTTTTAGCATATTTCTTCACCCAATCAATCTTTGAAATCGCAGAATGACCCATTGTGGTTGCTTGTAGTAGGTTTTTTTCATACAAGCTTGATTTATGTTGATATTTATTTATAATTTTCTTAATTTTATTACTTCTGTTTTTGCATCTAGCTCTTAACTGTACTTGTAGTTGGTCTAGTGATGCAGATGTTTCGAATTGATCATAATGAGCTATAAGATGATTTATTAAATCCTCTTTTTTTGCCCAACCGTGCGCACAAGTGTTTAAAGCTCGGCACATTGTTAGTAAATCTGATATAGAACTATTCTCTAATTTCTCAATCATTTTGTCTCTCGTTTTCATCGACCTCCTATCAATCTATAGGTATTATACTCTATAAAGTTAACAAAAGCAATAGCTAAACAAAAAAACGTTAAAAAAAATGAAAAAGTTTAAATAAAAGGTTGTTTTTTTCAAAAAGGTGTAGTATAATACTTATAGATCGAGAGAAGGTCAATAAAACTTAGGAGATGATTAAAATGAGAAAACTAAACAGAGGGCTTTATATACTTGGGAAATTCCTGAAAAAAGGAAATGAAATTTGTTTGTACAGGAACGACAGAAAAACTTTCGCAAGATTTTATAAAAAAATAACAATTGGTACAGAGATGTGTCTTTAGTTGTTGAAACAGAAGCAAGCAATGCTTTAAATATCGCCAGCGGAGAAACTAACTTATATGAAATATTAGCACATATACACGAATTTGATTTTATATATGCAGATGATGAAGAGCTGAAAAACATCATCTTAAAAATAAAGATTCGAAACTAGTCAACCGGCTAGTCTGTAGGAGATAAGCTCCCTGCACTGAAGAGATAGCTTAAGAAAAAGGAGAGGTTAAGATGAATAAAAAGATAATGAGTATCGACGCGGAAACAAACGGATTGTGGGGGAAACCTTTTGCAGTTGCTGTAATTGTGTATGACCAAGAAGGAAAAGAGATCGATAAAGTCTGCTATAGACTTAGAAATGAGTTTGTAACAGACGATTGGGTGAAAGAGAAAGTATTACCTGTTTTGGATTTTCCTGTAACACATGTAAACAATCTATTTGATACACAGATTGGGAAAAAACCACAAATGGAAAGAGAGTACAAAGAGATGTTGAAAGACTTTGCAGAATTTTATTTGAAGTATAAATCAGAATGTGAAGTGCTGTGGCATATGGGACAGCCTGTTGAGGCTTTTCTATTTAGAGAGCTTGTGAGGTTGAACCTGATAGGTGCTTTTGAAGCTCCGTACACTCCGATCGAGTTATCGACTATACTTGACATAGAAGGAGAAAAAGCAGATAGTCCTGATGCTTATGTAGAAAAGTATAATCTTGAAATCAGTGAATACGGCAGCACTCATAACCCTTTGTACGACTGTGAAGTTGCTGCAAAAGTGTACTTTGATATAATGAAAAGGAGGTAAAACAATGGCAAAAGGTGCAGTTTTGAAAGTAAGCAAAGCAACAAAAAATGCAAATAACATACAGTGTGTAATACCAGTGTCGGTATTACGACATATCGGGATACCTAAAAAAGGGCAAAAACTTGAGTGGATAGAAGGAAAACTTGGAGAAGTTATTTTAAGACTTAAGGATTGTGATTAACATGAAGCAAATATGGCAAGCTGAAACTTCAAGAAGTAAATACTATTGCTACAAAAAAGAGAAATACATTGTTCATGAAGTGATTCATGGGCAAATAGTAAATATTTGGCATTTTGACACGTTCAAAGAATCCATTGATTATGTATTTGGCATTTTGACACGTTCAAAGAATCCATTGATTATGTATTTTAAAATAAAAGGAGGCAACAATGAAAACTGTAAAACTTAATAGGCTGGTCCTAAATAATTTCAAAAAATGCAAAAAAATAGAGATTAAATTCTCAGGAGAAACAACAATCTCAGGTGATAACGAAACAGGCAAAACAACTGTAGCAGATGCTTTTTCGTGGCTGCTATTTGATAAAGATAGTTCTGATAAGAAAGATTTCAATATAAAAACTCTGGATAAAAAAAACAACCCTATCCACCATTTGGAGCACGCAGTGTTGGGTGAGTTGGAGATTGATGGGAACAAGACAGAACTAAAAAAAATATATAAAGAAAAGTGGACAAAGCCGAGAGGTTCAAAAAGTGAATTATTTGGAGGTCACACAACTACTTATTATATAAATGATGTTCCTGCAAAGAAAAAAGAATACAATGAATTTATTGCAGATATTTGTGATGAAGACCTCTTTAAATTAGTAACAAAAACAAATTATTTTTCAGAAATACTTAAATGGCAAGATGCAAGAAAGATGCTATTTGATATGGTTGATGTTCAGACTGATGAAGATATAATAAGATCTAATTCTGACTTGGAAAAACTACTACCTGCATTTGAAAAATTTGGAAGTATTGATAATATAAAAAAAACAGTGTCATCTAAAATATCATTATTAAACAAAGAAATAGATGTGATCCCGACTAGGATTGATGAAGCTTCAAAATCATTAATTGATTTAAGTTTGGATTTTGCATTACTAGAAAAACAAAAAGAAGAAAAAGAAAAAGAAATTAAAAAAATAGAAGCAGAAATAAAAACAGAAGAAGAAAAAAAGAGAAATATCGACTTAGAACTTCAGAAGAAAAATAAGTTAAAAAATAAATTAAATGAACTTGAGAATAATCTAAAAAATGATTATATGAAAGATTATTATGAAGAAAAAAAAGTTATTATGTCAAAAGAAAATAAAATATCACAGATAGATAATGAAATAAATTTATTGCAGGAATCTGAAGAATTTATTCAGAAAACAATAAATGTAAAAGATAAAGAGATCAAAAGACTTAGAAAAGAAGTCATTGAATTAAAGCAGGAAAAATTTGAGAAACCGGATAAAGAATTTGTTTGCCCAACATGCAAACAGAAATTGTCTGACAATAACATCAAAGAACAGTTATCTAAACTAGAAAATAACTTTAACAGAGAAAAAAATAGTAAAATACATGAAATTCAAGTTTCTGGAAAAACAAAAGTCTCAGAAAATAAAAAGAAAAATGAAGACTTAGGAAAGAATAAAGATAAACAAAAAGAACTTGCAGATCAGAAAGCAAAACTTGAAAAAGAACTTGCAGATCAGAAAGCAAAACTTGAAAAACCTGATGAATTTGATGCAAGTAAGAACAAAGAGTATATTGAATTAAAAAAGAAAATTAATTCAATATCAGAATCTTTGTTTAATGATTCTATTGTACTAAATTTAAAAGAAAATATTAAAACAATTGAGAATGAAATTAATGTAATAAAAGAAAAGTTATATGAAAAAACTCAAAATGAAAAAACTCAAAAAAGGATACAAGAACTTCAAGATGAGCAAGAAGAATTAACAAACAAGAAGTTGCAATTTGAAGAGATTGATTTTCTTCTTGAACAGTTCACTATCAAAAAAGTTGAGCTGTTAGAAAAAAAGATAAATAATAAGTTTGAGTTAGTTGAGTTCAAGCTTTTTGAAACTCAAATAAATGGTGGAATTAATGATATTTGCGTGCCTTTATTAAAAGGAGTTCCTTATAAAGATGTAAATTCTGCTGGTAAAGTTCAAATAGGGTTAGATATAATTAAAACTATGTCGGATCATTATAGAATTAATGCACCTATCTTTGTTGACAATAGAGAGAGTACAAGTAAAATACCAGAAATAGAGACGCAAATAATAAATTTAAAAGTTGTTGAAGGGCAACAAGAATTAAAAATTGAAGGAGAGTGCAAATAATGGGAAATGAAGTTCAGGGAATTAAAAAAAACGAAGTACAACCAGGGTTTAATACTTTAGAAAATTTTGAAATGTCAATGAGGGCAGCAAAATTATTAGCTTCAAGTACATTAGTGCCACAGCAATTTAGACAAAATGTTTCTAACTGTGTTATAGCTTTAAACATGGCGCACAGAATGAACGCAGATCCCTTCATGGTGATGCAGAACTTATATATTGTAAAAGGAAATCCTGGATGGTCGTCAAAGTTTCTTATAGCAACATTTAATAGTTGCGGAAGATTCTCACCAATAAGGTTTGAGTTTTCAGGAATAGAAGGTAAAGATGACTGGGGTTGCATTGCTTATGCAATTGAAAAATCTACAAAAGAAAAAATAATAGGATCAAAAGTTACTATCAAGATGGCAAAAGGGGAAGGTTGGTATTCTAAGAAAGATGGAAAAGGTAATGAAATATCAAAGTGGCAAACAATGCCAGAGCAAATGATGATGTATAGAGCTGCTGCGTTTTTGATAAGAGTTAGTGCTCCTGAGATCTCCTGTGGGCTTCCAACTCAGGATGAATTAATCGATGTTACTAATTCAGTAAAAGAAGAAAAAACAGTTGAGCAGGAAATTGAAGAAAATGCAAATAAGGAAATAATTGATATTGATGAAAAAGAAGAAGCTGTTGAAATAATAGATGAAGAAACAGGAGAAATAAAAGAAACAAATGAACCTTCCGAGGCAGAAAAAAAAGCAATATTAGAACAGGAAAGGAAAGAAGCTAAAGAACAACTTGAAGATGATGGAGCAGGATTTTAATGCAAGTCAAAATCTTGGGATCAAGCAGCAAAGGGAATTGTTATATAATTGACAATTCCCTGATTCTGGATGCGGGAGTTAATATAAAAGATATAAAAAAAGCTCTTGATTTTGATTTCACTGGAATAAAAGGATGTTTGTTGACACATGAGCATATGGACCATGCTAAATCAATTAACTCTTTGGCACTCGCAGGAATTAATATTTACAGCAGTAAAGGTACATTCGAAGCATTAAAAATAAATAACCACAAAACGCATGAGATAGCTCATTTGAAGCAATTCACACTAGGTGGCTACGTCATACTACCCTTTGATGTGCAACACGATGTAAGAGAGCCTCTAGGCTTCTTAATAAAAAAAATAAGCACAGGTGAAAAATTACTATTTGCAACAGATACATACTATCTAAAATACAAATTTAAAGATTTGAATTATATCTTTATTGAATGTAACTATTCAGATAAAATACTTCAAGAAAATCATAATAATGAAAAAATACATCCAGTATACGCCAAAAGAGTTAAAAAAAGTCATATGAGTTTAGAAAATTTAAAAGATTTCTTCACTTCAAATAACTTGAGTAAGTGCAACAAAATAGTATTATTGCACTTGAGTAGTCAAAATTCTGATTCTGAAATATTCAAAAAAGAAATCTCAGAACAGACAGGGATTGAAACTGTTATTGCTAGATCGGGGTTGGAATTAGACCTCGATCTGTATGGATTCTAAGGAGGTAAAATCATGCCTAAACTGAAATATCCAGAAGCGTATTACGATGTATACTCAGAATTAGCAAAAGGAATTGATGAAGAAACAGTTGAGAAAACAATGAGAGCAAAATATATAAAACTGAATCCAAAACTCATTGAAAATTATGTAGCTAAAGCATATAAAGAATACAATAAAAAAAAGCACGGCACTAGTAAAGTTAAATGCTGTGTATGTCATGAAAGTTTCACTAGCCAAAACGGGGTTGATTACAAACCCCTTCACCACTATTGTGAAGCTTGCAGAACTAAAGTATCTAGCATTAGACATCAAAAGCTTGCAAGAATAGCGAAAGTAGGTGAATTATAGTGTATTATGCCGTTAAAGTAAACAGAAAGAAATATGTCAGAGAAGGCATCTATAAAATGTGCGACAAGCTCTTAGATGCCTGGATCACGAAAAACAAAACAGCTGCTGAAAACACAGTTAAGGAACTAAGAAAAAAGCACTATGATGCTGAAGTTATCAATGTTTATTTGACTGAAGAAAAATTATATTAGGGAGGAATTAAAAAAATGACAGTATTTAAGATACTAACTGGAGAATTAAAAGATCTAATTTTAGAAGAAATAAATAAGGAAACATTACAAGGTTTTATCGACTTGGATGACATAGATGAACCGTTTGAGGTTGAAATGATTACAATAACAAGAGCAGCTTTTGAGAGTTTGCCAGAGTTTGAAATTTAAGAAAGGCGGAGAAATCCGCTTTCTTTATGAAATAAATTAATTTTATTATTGACATTAATGTTATTATATAGTATACTGTAAATGAGAGGAGGGGATTTTATGCTATTAACTAAAGTACAAGAAGTTAACGGAAATCAAAACACTACATCTATTCCAAAAGAGATAGTTAAAAAAATGAAGCTAGAAAAAAAAGACCGAATAATATGGGAAGAAAAAAATGGAGTAGTAACGCTAAAAAAGTTGGTGGTTTAATATGGCTAGAAAAGGGAAAGTAGGAATAGACTACTTTAGCCATGACGTAGATATGCTGCAAGATAAAAAGATAAAAATAATAAAAGCTAAACATGGACTTTTAGGTTATGCAATTTTTTTAAGATTGCTTGAAGAAGTCTATAGAGAAAATGGATATTATCTGCAAATAGATGAAGATTTTAACATTTTATTTTCTGATGATAACAATGTAGAATACGATGTATACATTTTAGTGTTAAATGATTGCATTGAAAAAGGATTGTTCAACAAAGAATTATATGAAAAATACAGCATTTTAACATCAGAAAGAATACAGTCCAACTACTGTAGTGCTACTGAAAGAAGAAAAGAAATTGAGTTTTTACAAGAATATTTATTGGTTGACATAACATCTAAATACAACATTGAAAAAGTAAATGTATGCATTTTATGCTTAAATGTAGACATTAATCAACAAAGTAAAAAGAAAGTAAAGGAAAGTAAAGTAAAAGAAAAAGAAAGTACAGAACATATTGACTCTTTTTTCGAAAAAATTTGGAAAATGTATCCACTAAAAAAAGGGAAAGGCACTATCAAAGATGCTTCTAAAAAAAGATTGTTTAAATTAGGTGAAGAATTAGAAAGATGCATTGAGAGGTATATCAAAGATGTTAAGAATAGAAAAAAAGATTTTCCTGAGTTGAAATATCAGAATGGATCTACTTTTTTCAACTCAGGATATATAGATTACCTAGATGAAAACTATCAAGAGGTTGAAGAAGAAGTTGAAGAAAAAAAAGTATATGGAGGGTGGGATTCAATTGATTAAGGTTTCAGAAATTCAACTTGAAATAAAAGATATTGAAGGAGCTTGCAGCAAGATAATATCAAGATGCCCAAAATGCAATGCAGTTAAAACATATATACCGCATGATTATCAATTTGAATCTAGTCTTGAGTGTAAATGTGAGCACAGAGAAAGAATTCAAGCAAAAGTAAAAAAATATTCTAAAATGAGCATCTTTGATAAAAACTTTGAGAGTAACACTTTTAAAATTAGCAATACTAAAACTGAAAAAGAAGAAGCTTACAGAAAAAGATTTTATAATTTTTGCAAAAAGTTTGATGATTTTGAAAATAAAAGGGTTGGCATTTTAATGAGTGGAATCCCTGGAACTGGAAAAACTTATTATACTAACTGCATTATTAATGAACTGCAAGAAAGAAACAAAACTTGTCTTTGTTGGAATGTGAGTTCATACTTGAGAATGATAACTGATAGTTTTGACAAAGATTCAGAAGACAAAGCACTTGAAACAAAGTTACTTAAAGCAGTTAGTGAAGTTGACTTGGTAGTATTGGATGATTTAGGCTCTGAGAAGCTGTCAGAGTTTGCTAGAGAGAAGCTATACAACTTAGTTAATCAAATATACATGAACAATGTAAAATTGATTGTGAGTACAAATAACAATCTTAAAGAGCTTGCAAATCATTTAAAATTTAATGGATCTGATAAGATAATTGATAGAATCAAAGAAATTTGTATTGATTTTGTTTTTGACTGGGAAAGCAGGAGAGGAAAGAACAGAGAGGAGATGTTTTGATATGAAAAAAATAAATAGGTCACAGTTAAGAGGTAAGAAATTAGACAAGCACTGTATTGGGGCTAAAACTACAACGGGTGAATATGGGTCAGAAGACAATAGAGTGTTCTGTTTTGGTCTGGTAGATTTGCAGACAGATTCAACCGCCGAAGAGTGTAAGGGATGTAAAGCACACGTGGATGATGTGGAAATGCTATAATAAAACAAACCATAAATTTAAAAAGGGTGATGAAATTGAAATACAGTAATACGATTTTAACTGATGACAACTTTGACGAAGAACTGGAAAAACTTGATGAAATATTAGGTGGTACAGTTTCTACTAAATTAGATTCTGATTTAGGGTATGATACTTTTGTTGAAAACTTAGATGATTCTTTTACAAAACAACAATTTAAGCATGGTGATTTAATTTTCGAGGAATGGGTTAAATGTGGCGTTTATCCTAACCCAAACGCAAATTTTAAACAAGCAGTCCAGAAAGGTAAGTTGGCTTATGAGTTCGGAAACGGATTTTTAATTATAAATTTTGAAGAAGTAGTGTAAATAAAACTAGGATTTCATTGAAAGGATTTGGATTAGAGTGAGTAATTGCAACAAAAAAGGCAAATGCAAAGATATTTGTAAGTTTTATGAAATTTGTAAAAAAACATGGAAATATAATGAGGAGGAATAAATGTTTACATTTGAAGAATGGAAAGAGCATAATGATGAAATATATTATGAAACTTTTGAAGAGTACTTAAAAGATGTGGAGTGCTTAACGAAAGATGAATTTGAGGAATTGGATCAAGAGGAAAAAGAAGAGTTAAAAGAGGAATATGAAGAATGGGACAAGGGTGTATTAAACAACTACAACGAGTACAAAGAGAAAGCAAGAGAAGTTGATTTGGACATGGTCAGTGATCCAGTTTGCCCCTATTGCTTAAAAGAATTAGGTGATTTGCATTATTATTTTGACGAAGGGCAAGAGGAAGCAGAATATGAATGTGAAGAGTGTTATAAACATTTTGATATTGAATATGACTACCAACACGAATGGTATACTATAAAAAAAGAAAAGTGTGAAGATAAAAAACATTCCTGGTTTTTAAATACTGAAAACTTCGAACACGACTATGATCCAAGATATCATTTATCGAAATATTCTAATTATTATAAATGTGAAAAGTGTGGAGAAGCTAAATTTGTGCCATTAAAAGATGACAAAACAGAATATAGTAAAAATTATATTAAAAAAATGGAAAAAAAGAGAATAAAAGAGATTTATACAAAAGAGCAAACTTGAAAACAAAACAAATAAAAGTTGATTTTTATAACAACTCAAGAGAAGTTTTTTTCAGAACAAAAAAACCACAGGGAAATAGGCAAATTTTTAATAACTTAATTAAAGTTTTAGATAAAAAATTGAGTTTTGATGTAAGTATTGATCCAGAAGATTTTAAGAATTATAAAAGTTTAGTTGGAAATAGTAGAGTTGGAATTAATTCAGACTTAATTGAATTTAAGTTGGAATTATCTAGTAGTCTAATTAAATTCATGATATTCAAAAGAAATGTAGAAAAATATAGTTATTTAGATCAAAAAAGAATGCAAAAAGTCATAAACTGCTTAATTAAAGAAATAAAAAGTAAAACCAAAAATGTTACTGTCAATGAAGAAGAAAAAAAGAAAACTGAATTTGACTTGGAAGGATGGAAGCATAAAAAATCATCAGAGTATAGAGAATTTAGGATTAAAAATGAGCTTTACAAAGAAATCAAAGATGAAAATTTTGAAAAGTGTATTATTTTTAGGGATATTTTAAATAGAGAATTTAGGAGGAGAAATGCAACTATTTGATTGTAATGTGAAGGAAGCTAAGAAAAAAGCAAAGATATCAAAATATCAGGCTTGGAAGATTAGAAATAATTACATAAAAAGCACTGGGCATCAAAAGTGTAAGAATTGTAAATTCTTAGTTAATAAAAATTGTAATGGCAAACATTATTATAAATGTGAGTTATTAGGAAAAAGTAGTGGACCTGCTACTGATATTAGAATTGGACATGTTTGTATGTTGCATAGTTACGAGGTGATTGAATGAAGATACTTATAATTAAATTAATGTTATTACTAATAAAACTACTGACTGGAAAGACTCTTGTTTATTGTGTATTCTTTGACCAGAAAAGATATAAAAAGAAGGAATTGAGGGAAGTTGTGACATCTTAGATTCTAAAACAATATCAAAAGATGAATTATATAGAGAGAAAAATAAGAAGTTGATAGAATATATTAGAATGAAATATATTTTAAAAAAGTAGAATATAATGAGCAGACAAAATAAAAAATACATATGATACTTTTGATATTCGTGCAGTTATAAGCAGAAGTGCAATAGATGAATTAAAATTGAACTACGAGGAGGTAATTAGGGTGAAATGTGATGATAAGGTTTTAATTGATATAACAGAACGTGAAATTATAATAAATGAGATGTTTGATATATGTTCTAATGATGAAGCGGAGAGTTTAGGGGTTCTTTTTGATATATCTTCTAATAGCATATGGTTGTTCTTAATGTATTTTTATAAAAACGATGAATGGACGTATATAAAAACTTTCAAGCATATGTATAATGAAAAATCAAAAACGTCATTTAAGGAAGAAGGTATATTAATGATTAAAAGAATTAATAAATATTTGAAAAAGTATAAAATTGGGTTTAAATTTGTGTTAAAACAAAAACATTCTTAACCCAAGGGAAGAGGTGTTAAATAATGAGGTATATTAAATTTAGATTTTGGGATAAAGAAAGAAAAGAGTTTGAAATTTTAGATTTAAACAAATCTGAACATGGTGAAAAAATAGGATTTAAAGCAGAATCTCAAAGTTTTGGAGAGTATGAAGAGTGTGTGAAAGAACAATATACAGGCATTAAAGATATTGATGAAAAAGAAATTTATGAGGGTGATATAGTATATTTTAAGCACCCATCATCCACTAGAAACAATGGAAAATATATAGTTGTATATCAACCTAAAAAATGTGGTTTAGGCTTGAAAAGTACAAGTAAATATAAATCCTATACTGGAATGCAACCTGGAAAGCATTTGAAAATTATAGGAAATATACATGAAAACCCAGAATTAACGAAGGAGGTTTAAATGAAAATAAAACTATCAGACAGACAGGTAAGAATAGATCAAGTTAACAGCTTAATTGGAGTAATAAATAACATAGATAAAAGTTTTGAAAAAGAAGGAATTGAGGCAAAGTTTTTTATAAACAAAAGCAAAGTTTGTTACCAAGATGAATTTACTAAAAATATTTTAAATAAATTCCCAGAACATAAAGACTGGGAAGGATTTAGTCATGGCAATACAATGAGACAATTTATATTTAATTGTGTTAGATTTATAAGAAAAGGTAGTTCGGTTTATAAAGATTTTCAAGGGGTTAATTGGGGTTTAATAAAAAATGATATTAGAAGAATTAAAAGTAAAATGATTGAGATAGGAATGCAAAAAAAAGGGGGACAATGTGTAGATTGCGAATATAAATATCTGGCAAATCCTTGTATGGAAAATATACCTTGTGAGTACTACACTAGAAAGAAAAAAGCTGCTACAAAGCAGGTAGAGCATGATATACAAAATGAAATAATTGAGTACTTGATCAGCAAAGGTTGGGCAACAATGAGGATCAATGGGGTTAGGGGCAGAAATGTCTCAAGCTACAACTGCAGAGTGGGCGGTAAAAGCTATTCACGTGGATTTCCTGATATTTTGAGCGTTAAAGATGGTAAATATATCCTCTGGGAGATAAAAACACCCACAGGGGTGCTGTCAGGAGTTCAGGTTGAATTTATAGAGCAGTTGAGAAAGGTCGGGTGCTTGATATATGTTGTGGATAGCTTAGAGAAGGTCAAGGAGGTAGTTGGGTGAAGATATTAGTAGCGTGTGAAGAAAGCCAAGCTGTAACAATAGAATTAAGAAGATTAGGGCACGAGGCATATAGCTGTGATTTGATAGAATGCAGTGGCGGTCATCCAGAGTGGCATATAAAAGACGATGCTTTAAAAGTAGCTTACAGAGAGCATTGGGATATGATGATAGCACATCCGCCTTGCACTTATCTAAGTAATGCAGGAGCGAGACATTTATATCCTAAAAAAAAATTAAACCAAGAAAGATTAGCAAAAGGATTAATAGCAAAAGGTTTTTTTATGAGTCTACTCACTGCTCCTATTGAAAAAATAGCAATAGAAAATCCCTTACCAAGCACTATATATAATTTACCTAAACACTCTCAAATAATACAACCGTGGCAATTTGGTCATCCATTTAAAAAAAGGACTCAATTTCGGTTAAAAGGATTACCAAAATTAAAAGCTACAAATATAGTAGATATTTCAGAATCTACAAAAATTCCTGGAAATTGGTTTAATAAAGGTGGGAAAGAAAGACAAAAAACAGGAGTAAAACTTTTTCAGGTATAGCGAAAGCAATAGCTGAACAATGGGGAGGAGAAAGTGACAGAAAATAAAATCAAGGAACTAATATTTTTTGAAAGAAAAAGACAAAACAAGCTGCATCCTAACTTTGGGAAAACTGATTCTGAAAAGCTGATGATCTTAGTCGAAGAAGTAGGAGAAGTTGCGAAAGCTATTCAGGAGGGTGATGTGGATAATTTGAAAGAAGAGCTAGTGCAGGTTGCAGCAGTAGCTCAGAGATGGTTGGAGGGGATGGAAGAATGAATGAAAAGAATAAAAAATAAATATGGAAGCTGTGTATATTCTTTTGAAAAAGACTCAGATGAAGATTATTTTCATATTTATAATTTATATGTTTTGCCTGAGTTCAGAAGAATGAACAAAGCAAAGGAATTAATTAAAAAAGCTATATTTGAAATTAGAAAAACTGGCTATCAAGGAGAAATATTAATTGTAGCAAAACCTGAAGAGGGGAGCATTAGCTTTGAAAAACTAAAAAATTTTTATGAAAGGATGGGACTTAAGGTTTTTCAGGAATATTTATAAAACAGCAGGTTTTGAAACGAAAGAGTTTATAATAGAAATAATTAAATTAAAGTATTGACAAGATAAAAAAGATGTAGTATACTAGTAATGTAATTGGGTAGAGTGAATAAGCTTTACGCCCACTAGTTTAGGCTCGGTGGTTTTATACTCTGGCGTTAGAGATAATTATAATCTCGGTATCTTGTCAGAGGGGTATCGAGATTTTTTTATATGGAAGATTAACAGTCTTTAAAGTTATACGTCGGTAAACAAACCTTGCGCAAACAAGTAAAACTACAACTTGTTCAAGTTTTCTGAGTGGTCAGAACTAGATTTATTCTATTGATTGAGGTTCGACTCCTCGCTTGAGCATCAAAAATAATTTGCAGAAATGCAATAACTATATGTTAGTTTTGTGCGCAATAAGAAAAAAATGTTTTGTATAGACAAGAGAGAATTAAGCAATGCAATTTTGCGGAGTGCTTGGCGTAAATGTGTAAGTTAAATGATAGAATCAGCTCTTATCTGTGTCTGAGATGCCGATTATTCGGCTGTCTCATTGAGTTCGCAATAGAGGTTGAGAAACCTTCACGCACCTTATTTTAAGTGTAAAAAAGTACTATGCGGATTCAATGAGGTTATGGCAAACGATATCGTTTTGTTTATATCTCATTATTTTTTCATTAATTAAATTGAGGAGTTTCTCAGCTCCTCAACTTAATTAAAAGGAGGGAGTAAATGAAAGAATTTTCATTAATGAATTGGCAAAATATAGCAATAATTGGATTGTTTGTATTTGCATTTGCACAGGCATGGGTTAAGGCAGGAAAGGATAAAAAGGCAGTTTTGATAGGGTTAGTCTACCAGGTAGCATTGCAAGTTGAGAAAGAAATAAAAAACAGCGGATACAATAAACTTGTACACTTCAAAAGTATTTTAAGGCAAAAGATAAATTCTATGCCTGTTATAGCTAGAATATTGATTAAGTGTTTTATATCTGAAGAAAAGATTGAAGAGTGGCTTGAAGAAGCTGTGAAATATATAAATTACCTTCAATCAGAGAATAAAAAAGAAATGAAAGCTCAAGTTACAGAAAAAGCAAAAGAAGTTGCAAAGATTGCTGTTGAAAAAGTTGTTAATAAAGCAATAGATTCTAAATATAACAGGAATCCAAATCTGACTGATAATGGAACTATAAATGTAATAGGGAAGCAAGTAAAAGATGAAATAAAAAAAGGTGAGATAATAGCTTATGTTAGAGCTGGAATGAAACAAGGGATTGAAACAGGAGCAGATTTAATTTATAAATTCTAAGGGGGCTGATAGCCCCTTTTTTTATTTTGAAAAATGTAGTATAATTAAAATAAAAGAGTTGATTGATATGAAGAAGAAATTGACTGCAAAACAAGAAGGTTTTGTAAATGATATAATTTCAGGAATTAAGCAAACACAAGCTTATAAGAATTATTATAACACTTCTAAAATGAAAGAAAAAACTATTATAGAGAAAGCAAGTAGACTTTTTGCACAAGACAATATAAGGGCAAGGTACGAAGAGTTACAAAAAATACATCAGGAAAAAGCTATAATGAAGCGTGACGAACTCTTGAAAGAGCTAAAGAGAGCTTTCTACATGGCTTTAGGAGTAGAACCGACACCGGTGCTTTTGTCTACTAGCTTTATGGGTGAGATAACTACGAAAGAAAGTGAATATCACAGTGCTGATTTAAAAGCAGTTTCTGCGATTGCAGGTCAAATAGCAAAATTAGAAGGATGGGACAAACCAAAAGAAGAGATTCCGGATCAAACAGTAGTATTCAATATAACTTCAATGCCGGTCAAAAAGAAAAAGGTTGAAGAAAATGAGTGATCCTATAAATATAGGTATATCTGAAAGCTTTATGGAATACCTGGAGGATTGGAGTCATAGAGAGTATTTTGTTTATGGTGGATATGGATCAGGAAAAAGTGATACTACTGCCTTTAAATTAATAAAAAAATCTTTTGAAGAAGAGAGATTGATACTTGTAACAAGAAAGGTGTACGGAACTCTTGAGGATTCATGTTATAGGCTGTTAAAAAAAGTTATTAATAGGCATCAAATGGGGATGTTCTTTGAGTTTAAAAAAAGCCCTTTATACATAAAAAATAAACTAACAGGATCAGAGTTTATTTTTAAAGGACTTGACGATAAGGAAAAATTAAAATCACTTCCAGATGTATCTATAGTTTGGATGGAAGAAGTTTCTGAGTTTAGTTATGCAGATTATAAAGAGATTAAAGGGAGAGCAAGACACCCTTTTTTAAGTGTTCACTGGATAATGACTACAAATCCGATAAGTAAATCAATGTGGATGTATAAACATTTCTTTGAGAATGACAAGATAAATAAAAAACATATATTTTTTCATCAAAGCACAGTTGACGACAACCCTTTTGCTACAGATGAATATATAGAGACATTGGATGAATTAGAATTTACAGATCCTGACTTATATAGAGTAGCTAGATTAGGAGAGTTCGGAACTATTGGTGTTAAAGTTCTAAAACATATTGTATCTATGGCAGAAAAAGAAGGTATGGAAGCTATAAGCATGATAAAAAGACCTTTATTTAATGCAGGTATGGATTTTGGGTATACTGGATCAAAGACAGCACTTATGAGAACTTGTATAGATCAAGACAAAGAATGGTTATATGTATATTATGAATTTTATCAAAACTATATGACAGATGATATAATAAAAGACTATATTCAAGAGTTTAAAGAAACTGGTGAGCTTATATATGCAGATGGAGCAGAGCCGAAAACTATTGCATATTATCAACAACAAGGGTTTAATATGTGGAAAGCTACTGAGGCAAAAAAAGCAGGTAGTAGGCTGCAAAATACTAAAAAAATGCAGAGATTCAAGAAGATAATAATATTAGATAATAGCCCTAATTGTTACATAGAATTAAAAGATTTAGTATTTAAGCAAGATAAAAATGATGTTATAATACCAGATCAATTTAATATCGATCCACATACTTTTAGTGCTATTTGGTACGCATTAGAGGATTATCAAGTAAGTAATTTTAAAGTTTATGATTTTTAGAGTAGGAGAAATCCTGCTCTTTTTTATTTACTGTTGACAGGACAAAGAAAATAAGCTAAAATAGTGTTGACAGCAAAAAGGAGGTTGAAGTGAAAAAGAATCATAAAGGAACTGGAGAAAGTAAGCAAGTGAGGTTAAAGAGTAAATTACTAACTCAAGTGATGGAGGTGCCTGGAAGCACTGTATCAGAAAAAGTAGATTTTCTGTACAAGGAATGGGATAAAAACAAACCAAGGAGGCGATAAAATGGACTCATTCAAAATACCGGTCAAAGTGTATACTTCTGATTCTATAGACAAGCTCTATAGAAAGATATTTGCAGGTAAACTGAACTGGGAGTATGACAAGTTAATATTCAATTCAGTGACTAATGATGAATTGACAACAAACTTGCATTCTTATACTAGATTTGATAAGAAGAAGGAGACTTTTATGGAAGTTAAGTATGAGATTGACGAAAGTGTAACTGACAATGAAATATGGATGGTGAGGTCATAATGGATTTTAAAATAATGGCACTTATAGTATTTATAGCTCTATTCTATGTATAGCAGTAGCACTGGAAGAGGGTAAGCAAGCGAAGCAGGGAGCTAGAAGGAGGAAAAATGATAAATAAGATAAAAGGATCGGATAAGATATTTAAAATTGGAGACGAGGTTTTTATAAAAAAACTACAAGAAAGTGTAATAATAACCTCAATTGATAAAAATAAAATAGGATTAATTAAATATGAAGATACATCCTGTGGATTTTCTTTTTTTAATGAAGATATAGATATTGACAGAACTCTTAAAAACAGGGGTTGCATAGGAATTATTATGCTAAAAAAAGAAGATACTAAATCAAATAAATATGAATATGCTTTTGTAAAATACAATTATTTCAGAAATTCTCTAAACTCTTTAGAAAAAAACTGGGTTACTGTAGAGGATGGTTTAGGGTATTCTATAGACATTTGGGATGTTATATACACCTTACTAGGAGTAATAATTGGAGAAGAAGAAGAAGAAGCGCCGGTGAAATTAGGAAATGAAGCTATTGAAAGTTGGGATCATATAAAAAAGTTATTAAAAGATGAAAAACTATCCTTAGAAGATAAAAAAACAGCTTTAGAAGGAGAAAAGCAAGGTTTGGAAGATATAATAATAAGAATAAAAGAAGAAAACAGAATATTAAGAAACACTTTGAAAATAATACTATAAAAATATAATTAAATAGTTGAATTATATTGAATAATGTAGTATAATAGATGTATAGAAATTAGGCTTGTGGAGCTACAAGCACTTTTCCAGGCAGACCAACACGGCGTAGCTTTAACGGGCTACGTCTTTTTATTTTTTTTGACAAAACGGAGGGACGAAGAAGAAGAAGAAGAAGATGAAGAAAAAACTAATAAACGTGGTACTTGCACTATCGATAGCAACAATGATGATCGCGGGAATATACAAGAGTATCGATACTTTCAACCAGTTTGAATTAGAAGTTTCAAGAGGTAATGTAATAAAAGCAACAAGCATAGATAAATTCGGTGTAAATAGAGATATACAAACTAATACAGATCCAGAAGACATTTGGGAGTATGGAGGCATATATAATTTTAGTGATGTTATAACGGTTGATCCATTCCTAGGTGATGCAGACATAGATAGAATTTCTTCTGGATCTGTAAATGATACAATGGAAGTTATAGTCTTTGGGTTAGACGAGAATGGACTTGAAGTTGTACAATTTATTACACTGCAAGGTCAAGCGCCTGTTAGTCTGACAACTCCCTTATGGAGAGTATATAGAATTGTTAATAATGGAACTGGAAATATGCAAGGGGAAACCGATGAAAATGTTGACGGAACTGTGTATGTTTATGATGACCAGGCAACTGTATTGAATGGTGTTCCTAGTCCAGATAGTTCAGTTAAAGCTGTCATGACAAGTTCAAATCAAACATTAATGGCTATTTACACCGTTCCTGCGAATAAAACAGGATATCTTAAAAAAGGTATTGTAGGAATAGATAGGGCACAAAGCACAGGAGTTGCAGTTTTTCAGTATAGATCAAGAAGAGTTGGTAAAGTTTTTAATGTTTCTTTTGAAGGTAGTGTAAGCGCAGGTGGATCAAGTTACTTTAAAGATGAAAGATCGTTTCCAGATCGAATACCACCTTTGACGGATATAGTTATTAGAATAAGCGAAGTAAGTTCGAATGATATGGGAGCATTTGCAGCATTTGACATATTACTTGAGGAGATGTAAATATGAGTTTTTGGAGTTCTTTTAAAAGATTATTTGGAGGAGCAACCTCATTTTCTTATGGTTGTGAAGTTTTCGATACAGATGAATATATAGATAAGATTTACGACAACCCATCCTTTACGATAGCTGAGAAAAAGAAAGCTGATGCGACAAAAGTTGTAGAGTGGGGAGTTTTTAAAAGAGACAAAGAAGGAAATTTGATAGAAACTACAAATAAAATAATTAATCAGATACTATTTATGCCTAACTCTATAAATACTATGGGTGATTTTCTTGAATACTGGATGCTGTGGTATGATGGAAAAGATAATGGTATTTTAATGGAAAAAGTGGTTGGGTTATCTTTTGCAAAGCCAGATTTACTATTACATAATCCTGATAATTTTAATGTATATCAAGATTCTGGTAGAATTGTTAGAATAGAGATATTAAATTGTACACCTTCTAGAAATATAACAGATCAAAAAGAATTAGAGAATTTTATGTGGATTAAACAACCAAATCCATATAATGATAACTCTATGGGTAATACAGATACTTCAGCACAAAGTGGAAGGACACTGCAAAGAGGTATGGCTCTAGCTGGTTCTTATGTATATAATGCTTGGCAATGGAACAATTCGGTAGTTAGAAACTCAGGTAGAAGGTCAGGAGTGTACACAAGTGATAGACCTATCCCACCAGATGAAGAAGAAAAGTTTCAGCAGAAAGTGCAAGCTAAAAACAACATGAATGACAAAGGGAAAGCTCTTTTAGTAAGTGGAAATGTTAAATTTACTCCTGATGATTCAGAGGCAAAAGACTCTGATTGGAATTTGGGAGAAGATAAAGCACATAAAAAGGTTGTATCTAGCTTGGGTGTAGCTCCTGAGTTAACAGGGTCAGGAGAAAGCACGTATCAAAATAGAAAAGAAGCAAGAAAAGAATTATATGAAGAAAAGTTAATTGCTTTTTATAAAGATGTAGCAGGGAGATTAAATATATTTTTAGAGCCTTGGTTAAAAGAAGGTGAGTTTATTTGGTTTAAAACTGATTCAATCCCTGCACTCCAAACTAATGTTTCAGAAGGAATAAAAGCTCTAGAGCCTGCAAAGGATAGATTGAGTGTAAATGAATATAGAGCAGAGTTAAGCGATATTACAGGCAAAGAGTATCAGAGTGTTAAAAATGGAGATACTTTGTTAGTTCCTAGCATGGCTGTGCCTTTAAATGATGTTGTTGCAGGAGAGAAAGAACCGCCTGAGGATGAAGAATAATGGCAAAATCTACAAGATCACAACAAATAAAAGGTCGTAAAACTAGGGAGTTTTCAGAAAGAGAAACTAGAAGAAATACAAAAGTAGTTGCAAAAGTATTCCTAGACCTAGCAAAACAATTTGAGCAAGACAATAAACAATATTTTGCTGCTAAGAATCCTTTTAAGATTCTGCTAGGGAAATTTTCAAGATCTATGAAAAAGGCTTTATTTCAGATTTACAGCACTACTGCAGGTAACACAGGGGGATTTGTTAATACTTTGTATGGGTGGAAACTTGCGGACGATACAATTAAAGCTATAAGCTCTAAGGTATTACAGGAATACAATAGTAAGTATCTAGCTAAGAGAGTAAAAAGCATAACTAATACAACAAGAAATAGAATAAATAATATAGTGGCAAAAGGGCAAAAAGAAGGATTGAACAATAGAGAAATTGCTAAGATACTACAAAAAGAAATAAAAGGAATGTCGCAAGGTAGAGCAAGAACTATTGCAAGAACTGAGACTTTTGATTCTATACAAAATACAAGCAATGCAACAGCACAAGAGGCAGGTATTAAAAATAAAACTTGGCTGCACACACACGGAGGCAAGACGGTAAGAGATAATCATGTGGCGATAGATGGAGTGATAAAGAAAATGAATCAAAAGTTTGACTTAGGAAACGAGATGGCAAGATATCCTCATGATCCTAATTTGTCTGCAGGAAACAAGATTAATTGTTACTGTGTGGCAGTTTATGAATAAAAATATAGGAGGTTTTAAATTGGAACTAAGTACTATTCAAAAGAGAAACAAATTAAATGATGTTCAGGTTTATGGAGGTGCTGGACCTGGTGGAGCTTACCATGATTATGCTGTATATCATCAATGCGACCAAGAAAGGGATGAAACAGTTACAGAAATAAAATTCCAGAAAGGACCTAGAACTTTAGAAGATTCTAGAGGTGGAGTTTTAGATGTGGACCTACTAGAAATAGTAAGACACAGGTTACAAGCTTTTCAAAAAGGAAATTTTGCTTGTAGAGAAAATGCTTTAGCATTAACAGCTATTGAGGAAGCTCTTTTATGGATGAATAAAAGGGTTGAAGATAGAGCAGAAAGAAATGTTCTAGGAACAAACAAAAAATAAAAAGATGGAGGTAAAAAAGAATGAAAAAGATTCTTATTATATTTGCATTAGTTATATTTTCAACATTTATATTTGCAAACACAACAGTAAAAATCTTGAAAGATAATACTACTTCAGGATTTCAGTTTAAAAAAGGTGATGTAGTATTAGTAAATGATACTACTGCAACAACTATGATTGCAGCAGGACAAGCAACAACAAGATTAGAGTTTACAGAAATTGGAACAGCATCAACAGGAGTTGTAGCAGCAGAAGAGGGAGAAGGAGAGCTAAGAAAAACTACTCTGACAGTTGCAGAATTTACACAAGCTATTGCAGGAGCAGCACTTGGCTTTGGTAAGGAGCTATACACTTTTCAAGAAGGTGTTATTGACATTGTAGATGTAACAGCAGATGTGACCATATTAGCACCAACAGAGACAGGAACCCCAGATATTGGGGTAGGTAGCGTGGTTGCCTCAGGTGCTATTGATGTATTGAGTGGAACAGCAACATTCGAAGATGTCATGGATGGATTTACGGGGACGGCTATAACCTCGGGTGGTTCAGTCTCAAACAACTATGTAGAAGCAGAAGCAGGAGTATTAAATGGAGCAGCTACGGCAAATAAAATATTCTTAAACTTTGCGGAAACATGGACAGCCACAGAGGATCTGACTATCTCAGGTACAGTTACTATATTTTGGAGATATCTCGGAGATTACTAGAAAGGGGCAATAGATGCTAACTATAGAGCAATTTAAAAAACAAGAAAATAAAAGAGTAGACTTTAAAGAAGAAATAAAGTTTGCTGAATCAGGAGAAAAAGGAAGTTTTGAGGGTATTCTTGTTAAATATGAAAACAAAAAGCTTGCTCATGGAATTTTTAGATTTGCAAAAGATTCTTTGAAAAAAAATAATAGAAAAAAATTATTCATTCTGTATCAACACATGGGAAGTCAAGTTCCAGTTGGGACTATGGAAGGAAAGAGTGATTCAGAAGGATTTAAAGTAGTAGCTCAATTAGATTTAAGTTTGCTAGAAAATGGCAACCCTATTAACCCTGCTGCCCATGCTCTTTACAGTTTAATGAAGGACATGGGGGCTAAATTTGATCTTTCGGTTGGAGGTTATATAACTAGGAAGGAAGTTGTAACAGAAGATGATAGTCAAAGATATGTATTGATAAAAGAATTTGATGCTTACGAGGGTTCTATCGTAATGAGAGGAGCAGTTGAGGGGTCAAAGGTAACGAATGTTTTTAGTGAAGAAGAAAATAATAATATGGAGGAAAAAAGAATGGATTTAACTTTAGAACAAATTCAAGCTGCATTTGCTGCAGAAACTAAAAAGTTTAAAAAAGAAATGTTTACAGCAAATACAGAGGAAGAAATTAACGGATTAAAAGAGAAGTTTGAGGAAATGTCTACAAAATTTAATGATTTACCTGAGAGTATGAGTAAAGCAGAATTAGAGGATAAATTCTCTGAAATTAATGAAGTTATGAAAACTTTAGGTAAAAATTACTCTCAAGAAAATGCAAAAGAGTTTACAGAAATAGAAGAAATGTATTCTGTATTTTCTCAAGTTCAAACAAAAGGTAAAGAAGTTTATTTAACTGCAGATGGCGAAATTAAACTGTCGGAAGAAATAAAAGCAAACTTTGCAGCATCTACTGGAAGTGTACCTGATGCGATTAAACCTACTTATGTAATGAAAATTCTTGAAAGATTACAGGCTGCAAATCCTTTACTTGCAGAAGTTGACTTTTTATCAATTACTGACAATAGTTTGAAAATATCAAGAGAAGAACTTGGATTGCCTACAACTGGTATTGTAGGTGAAACAGATGCAAGAGTTGAGACGACTACTGTAACTCTAGATAATGTAACTGTTGAATTATACCAATGGTATGTATTGCCAGTAGTATCAAATAAGTTACTTGCAACCAATTACGTAGGATACTTACCTTTCTTGCTTAAAAGAGCAGAATATGCAATGGCTTTAAATATGGCAAACAAATTACTAAATGGTTCTGGAACAAATGAGCCTTTAGGAATTTTGAATAACACTGATATAACAAATATAGTAACTCTTGATATCAAAACAGGTGGAGCAGACCTTGATGATGGAGAGTTTGCAAAAAAAATAAAAGATATTTACTATAGTGTAAGATCAGAAATTGCAGAAAAATCAAAATGGTCAATGAGAAGAGCAACATGGAATTATATCACAAATCTACAAAATGCAGATAAAACTTTCTATATTGGAGACTTGCAAAGAACTGGTGAGAGAACATTAATGAATAGACCAGTTATCTTAGTAGAAGATGATAATAGTGGTCTTATCGATATTGATCCTGCAAATGGTTCAAGTACAGTAGATGATACACCTATCATGTTATTTGGAGATATAAGAGAAGGAGTTCAAGGGATAGTAAATAACAAAATGACTATATCTCTTGAAGACAAAGTAACGTCAAAAGGATTTACTAAATATTGGATGGAAAAAGGGGCAGGAATGGAAGTTAAACTTCCTGAGAATTTTGTAATTGTTAAACAAGATTCATTAGCTTAAAAATAAAGTATAGGGGCTAAATTTCTAGCCCCTATACTTAGAAGGTGAGAAAATGGCAATATATGATTTAGACTTAATAAAAAAATTAACTGGCATTGAAGATGATGAAATAGCAAGCTTTTATGCTGATGCTGTTATATGTAAGATTGAAAAAATGCTGGGTTATAGTCTTGCAGAAGCTACGCAGACAGATTATATAAAAGGCGTAGGAACATCATATGCCTGGCTACTCAGAAAGCCTGTGAGTAATATATCAGAAGTTAAGTACAATGATTCAATCATAGAATCTGAAGAATATTCTGAAAGAAATTTGAAAAACACTCCACATTTGATATTTGATGATATTTGCCCCTGTCCTAATGAGGAAATAGAGGTCGAGAATACAGCGGGGTATAAAGAATTCGGGACAGGAGAACCACAACTTGACCCTTGCATAACAGCCTTAATTGCGGGAGCTGTACAGGCGTGGGCTAGTCAAGTTGAAAACGGTGGTCTTGATAGTTATAAGATTGATACAATAAGCTATAAATTCACGCAATGGATGGATTCTTCACAGGCTTTTTATACAATGATTTATGATACGTTCGGCGTAGCAATATGAGAATAGTGGAGGATCATGCAGACTTAGAAAGGCTAGATAAACAACTAGATTATGTAAATAATCATATAGTAGTCGTAGGTTTCTTGTCTGAAAAAAATGTTGATGGAGTTAATGTTCAAAAGTACGCTGCCTGGAATGAGTTCGGAACTATAAATATAAGATCCAGACCTTTTTTTCGAAGAGCAACACAGACAAAAAAAGCAAAAGAAAAGATTGAAAATTATATAGATACTCAAATTTCATTGATAATTCAAGGCAAAAAAACAGGAAATCAGGCTCTAAAAGCTATAGGCTTATATGTTGTTGGACAGGTTCAACTGAGCATAAAGAGCATGAAAAAATTCAATATTTACAAAAATAAAGAAAGCACAATAAAGAAAAAAGGCAAAAATAATCCACTAATTGACTCTGGATCTATGATTCAGTCAGTTAGTTTTGAGATAAGGAGAAAATAATGAGTGTATTAAAAAAATATGGAATAAAAGGAACTGAAGAAGCAGGACAAATAGCACTAAAATTATTAGAAGTTATTGATAATCAAGAAAAAAGAATAAAAAAACTTGAAGAATTAACAGTAGATAAAGAAGAAAAAAACATTGAAGAATTAAAAGAAAAGGCAATTAAACTTGGAATAGCTTTTCCAGGTAATATTGGATATGATACTTTAGCAAAAAAAATTGAAGAAAAAGAGGCAGAAGAAGGTGAATAATCTTGGATATAGTAAGGCTTTTACCAAGACACTTAAAAGATTTTCAGATAATAAGTGATAATGGAACTTATGGAGCAGATGGTGAGTTTATACCTGCAGAAGCAGCAGCAATAGACTTTAAAGCTGCACCTTTTCCAGTCACAGGAAATGATTTGAGATTATTCCCAGAGGGTGATCTTTCCTTGAATGATTTAAAATTATATACAAAATATGATCTTGATGGAATAATTGATAAAAAAATTGTGAGAGTGTCAAGTGGGGAAGAGTTTCAATTAAAAACTTTAAAACCTTACAAGGAAATAGCAGATTTAAGAGTTTACATTCTCAAAAAATGGGCAGGTGAAAGCTAATGACAGTTTATAGTACAGAAACAATATCTATTAGATATCTTCAAGACACTAATGGATTTAAAGCGGGAGATGTTATCTCAACTTTAAAAATAAAAGCAGATCAGCTGATTTCTGAAGGAAAAGCAACTACTGATTTGGTTTTAATTGATAAAACTAAAGAAAAAGTAGTAGTTTCTGATGAAGTAAAAGAAGTTGTTGTTTTAACTCAAGCGGAATACGATGCATTGCCAGAGAAAGATGACAAAATTCAGTATAATATAGTAGGTTGATTGTATGGTTATGAAAATAGGAAACTCAGATATAGATAAAATATTACTAGGTTCTTCTGAGGCTGATGTTTATGTTGGAGAAAATAAGGTTTCAGAATCTGTACCAGACCCATTAGTTTACATGCCTTTTGCAAATGATGCAGTAAATCAAGGAACTGGAGGCTCTGCAAATAATGGAGTGGTAACAAATGTTACTTTTGACACCGAAAAAGCTAATTTTGTAGATGGATCACAGTTAGATATTCAAAATTTATCATTAACAGAATTTACAGCTGAATATACACTTAAACCTTCTAATACAGAAGAAACGTTTATTCCTAGTTTTAGTTTTTTGAGTACCGGCGGAAACAAGAATACTTTGTATCATAAATTTAGCACTGATAATTATTGTATTCTGTTTAATGAGAATCAACCCGCATCAAAATGGTGCTTGCATGATCCTTTGTTGAATGTTTCTGATGATTTTACGGCAGAAATTAAAGTTCAGATTAGATATAGAAAAAATGCAGGAGCTAGTTCTGGAACTATGGAAGTTTTTATTGATGGGAAAAGAAATAGTGTGGCAGCAATAGACAGTAATAAATTTATTGACATAACTCAATTTACTCTGGGTGAAGATTTATTATTCACTTTTAATAAATATGTTGGATACTACAAAGAATTAAAAATATGGGATGAATGGCTCAATGATGAACAATTAGGAGTTAATAACCCTGCTCAATATGATGATTACAAGTTCCTTGCTTGCTCAGGGCAATCTAATATGGAAGGCTTTGATGATCCTAACTTAGATACTGAGTTTCCTGATAATGTGATGTACTGGAGTCCTGACAACAAAAGATTTGAATATAGAGCAACTAAAACAAATTTTGGATTCTATACTGGTGCTGCATTAGCTAGAAATTATACTAACTCAATTGTAGCAGTTGTTAATATTTCCGAAGGCGGACAAGAGATTTCAAGATGGGACCCAGGGGCAGGATCGATTTATGATGATCTTGTAGCAGAAACATTGAAAGCAAAATCAATAACCGCTAATACGTCTGTAGACTGGATGGCTTGGATGCAAGGTGAAAAAGATGAAGAGCTTGGAAATTCAGCAGCTTATTATGAAGGTAAACTAACAACTCTTATCAGTAATTTAAGAACAGAAGCAGGGTTCGGATTTGCAACAATGCCTTTCATTGCTGGAGAAATATATGAGTCATGGGGGCAAACTGATGTACATGACACTTTGGTAGGTCTAAATAGTGACGGAGATAACAGAACAGCTTGTATGCTTTTCAATTATCTAGCTTCTCGAGATTTTAATGTACACTATGAGAATAGCAGTTACTTAACAGGCGGAAAAGATTTTTATGCACCAACTTTCATAAATATGACAGAGTAGGTGGATTATGGTTGATAAATTAAAAGAACTTACTACACTTTTAAATAACCTTACTAGCAAAACAATAATTGCTTCAAATCAAGGAAAAAAATTACCTGCATATCCTTTTTTTACTTATCAAGTTATAGATGAAGATAGAGATTTGATTTCAAATATTGAAAGAGAAATTTTTAATGTAGATGAAGTTAGAGAAACAAAAACAAAAAGGATAGAGTCTATAATTCAATATGATGCTTATCATGATAGTATTTCAAATGTATCAGAATTAATGAGATCATTAGTTGATGAAATTGAGTTTACTTATAGAGAAGATTTGATTGATAATGGATTTGGAATAGTTAATATTGGATCAATTACAGATAATACAGCTCTCGAGGAAGTGAAAAGCAGATTCAGAAAAACAGTTGAAATAACAATCGATTGGACTGAAGAAGTAATAAGAGAAACTACAAATATGCAAGCAATAGAATTTAAGCTTGATGAAGATAGTGAAGAAATTCAAAGGGTGGAGAGAGAATAATGGATAATTTAATATCAATAGCAAAACAACTATTGAGAGAGCATGAAGGGTTTAGGCAAAAAGCATACCTGGACCACTTAGGAAATCCGACTTTTGGATATGGGTTTACTTGGATAACAAAAGAAGAGTCGGAGGTTTTGCTGAGTTTCAGAGTTGAGAAACTAAACAAAGAATTATTGAATTTTTACTGGTATGAAAACATAGATAATATAAGAAAATCAGCTATATTAGATATGGCTTATCAGCTGGGTGTTAGTGGAGTTAATAAATTTAAAAAAACAATAATTTTTCTTAAAGAAAATGAATATAAAAAAGCATCTATTGAAATGCTAAATAGCAAATGGGCTAAACAAACACCGAATAGAGCAAAGGAAATTAGTGAAATAATAAGAACGGGAGGTATTGAATAATGCCAGGATTATTTTTTAGAAACAGAGATATCTCTGTTTCTGTGCAAGCTGCACAAAGGTTTCAGTTTGGATTTTTAAACAAAAGTATTATTGTTACAGATGAAGCAGATATTGATATTAAGAAATTTACAACATTAGAGGAATTAACTACTTATTTAACAGATAATGTAATTACAGCACCTAATTTAGTTGCAGCAGTTACAGCATTTTTAGGACAAGTTGATGCTTCAGGAAACCCAGTTTTAGCAGAATATTACTATGTTATAGGTAAAGTTGAAGCAGACTCGAATGCAGATGTCTCGTTAATAACAGCAGCAATAGAGGCTGCAAAAGATGCAAATGATTTTTATAACCTAGTTCCAACTTTTGAATCAGTAGCATGGAATACATGGTTTGCAACATGGGGTAATACAAATAGAAGAATATCAGGTATATATACAGAAACTCAAGCAAAAGCATTGACAGATCCGGAAAAATCAGCAAGAATTTTCGGCATTTATGATGGTTCAACAACTCCTGAATACCGTAGCGCAGCATGGTCGGGAAGAGTTGCATCAAGCGCTGAGTTAATCGCGTTTAAGTGGAAAACATTAACTGGACAAACTGTAGATTCGTTGACAGATGCAGAAGTTTCGACACTAGAAGATGCTGGATGGAATGGATATAGGAATGTAAGAGGATTAGGAGAAACTACAGGATCAAGAACAACAGCAAACGTAAGCGGCACAGCTTCTTATATAGATACTATTATTATAAGAGATAATGTTGTGTATAATGTAGCTAATGCACTGCATCAAATGTTCAAGCAAAATGATATAGTTCCAATGGGAGAAGTTGGAAGAGCTTTAGTTAGACAAGCAATATCACAAGCCTTGAATTTTGCAGGTTCGGTAGGTTTAATTAATGAGTTTGAAGGTGGAGGGTATCAGTTTGAAGTATTTGTACCTGAAATTACTTCAGCTATGAGAAGCGCAAGAGAACTAACAGATGTTGAATTTACTTTTGTTCCTACAATACCAATGGAAAAAATAACTGTTACAGGTCAAGAGTTACTTGAGTGGGTAAACTAAGGAGGCGATTTATAAATGGGACAATTTACAAATATCACAAAAGATGAAAGTAAAAAAAATGTAGCTTGTGAACATCCAAATTTGGGTGCGATAGTAATGAGCGAACACTTAAAAAATATAATTTCTGAACCCATCAGTGATACTGAAGAGATTTCTGAACCTGGCTTCGGAGGTGGAAGAGTTGTAAAAAACAAAGTAGATAAAGCAAGGAAAATATCAGTAGAGGTTGCTGTTGGAAGCCCTGGTGAAACTTGGCTAAGAGAAACTTTATTATTCAAGAAAACACCTTATTTTTTACAATGGGTTGATGATTCCTCAGAGTTTTTCCCGCAAGGTGGTTCAGCTAGTGAGTGTTTCACAAAAGATGTTGCAAATGATAGAAATGCTGATACAATTACATTTGAAATCTACAGCATGGATTATACTGGAAACTAGAAAGGAGAATTAAATGAGAGATGGAAATATAAGCAAAATAAATATGATAAATACAAAAGGTGAAGAAGAGAAAAGAGAATTCGCATTAAAGGCACACACTAACAAATTTGAATATTATAGAGCTGTAACAAAATTCAATGAGCAATCAAAGCAAGATCCGTTTGCAGCTTTGTTGATTTTTGTTGGAACTGTATTCGAAAAATGTGTATCAGGAATATCGATTGAAGGATTTGAAGGGAATTACCCACAATTAATAGAAATATTCTTCAAAAATGACCCTGAGGCTCTAGATATTTTAGTTGCGGAATTAATGGATTTTCACAAACCTTCTATCAAGAGATAATAAAAAACTCAAAAAAAGAAGCAAAAGAATATTTCCTGATGAGACAGAGCAGATGGGAAACATATTTCAAACTTGCCCAGTCTGGATATTCTGTCTCATTAGAATATATAATAAACTGTTCTGATTTTGAGTACGAAGAATTCATTCTCGCCGCGAATAAATTCTGTTAGGAGGTGAGTGTTTTGGCAGGATTACAATATGTTATACAGCCAACCGTTAGGGGTACAGCTATTAGAGCAACAGAACAAGCAACAACAAGATTGAGGTCAGGAATAAGAGCTACACAGCAAGCTGACAGAAGTTTGAATACTGAACTAAACAGAACAAACAGCAGAAGCATACAAAGAGCTACGAATGCAACTGATAGATTAAGAGACGGATTTAGAGGTGCAAGGCATGAAAACGAAAGTCTAAATGATGAATTGAGAGAATCTGATCAAGAAGCAGGTGACTTAGTCAATACAATCAAAAATCTAGCTATAGGTGCAGCGGTAATTGGAGGAGTAAAAAAAGCAACACAAACCTTCATAGGTTTTGAAGATGTTATGTTGAGAGTTCGATCTCTGGTTGGAGAAGCAGGTGAAGATCAATTCCCAGTATTAGTTAAACAAGCTAAACTATTAGGCTCTACTACAGCTTTTGCAGCAAGAGAGGTTGGGACAGCACAGGCGAATTTAGCACAAACAGGATTTAAAGTAAATGAAATATATAGTGCAACTCCAGCAGTTTTAAGGCTTGCAAGTGCTGCCACACTAGACATGGGAAGGTCTTCTGAGATATTATCTAAATCTTTAAGACTTTTCAACTTAGAAGCTGATCAATCAGTAAGAGTTTCAGACGTAATCGCAAAAGCTCAAGCAAGTTCGGCAGCTGATGCGAATTTCCTAGCGAGCGCATTGTTTAATGTCGGCTCTAATGCTAATGCTATGGGATTTGATATAGAGGATACAACTGCACTAATTGCAGCTATATCAACAGGTTTTGACAATGGATCAGCAGCAGGAACAGCATTAAATGCAACTCTTAGAGATATGGCAAAAAATGCAGATCAACTTGAAAGAATGGGTGTAAAAGTAGCAGACGCAAATGGTAATTTCAGACAATTAGAAGATGTTATCATGGATTTTGACAAAGCAACTTCACACATGACAGCTACACAAAGAAAATTTACTACTGCACAAGTGTTTGGAGAGTTTGCACAAAAAGCGGTTAATGTATTGCTTGCAGAAGGTGCAGAAAAAACAGTTGAATATAATAAAGAGTTGAGAAAGGCAACTGAAACATCTAAAATGATGGCAAAAATAATGGAATCTGGACTCGGAGGAACAATTAGAAGCTTATTATCAGCGACTGAAGGTTTAGCGATAGAAGTCGGAGATTTCTTAAATCCTGCGATTGATGCAGGTGCAAAAATAATAACTGGAACTATATTAGTGGGAACAAAGTTTTTGAACTTCCTAAACAGTGGTTCTATTGCAGCGGATGTCTTGACTTCTGCCATATGGGGAGTTACAGCGGCGTATGGAGCTTATAAGGCTACAGCACTAGCAGCAACTTTACAAACTGCATTGCTATCAAGTGGTATTACTTTTGCTACACTTACCAGTGGAGGTCTTACAGCTGCATTGACTCTTCTTAATTTAACAAACCCTTTTGGATGGGTTGCTATTGGGATAACAGGGTTGACTTTGCTATATAAAAAATTCAAACCTTTTAGAGATCTGGTTCAAAAAGGAACTTCTTTTGTAAAAGGAATATTTGGATTTGGAAATAAAGAAAACAATCTAGAAGACAATAGCTCTATAACTCAAAACTCTAGATTAGAAAATAAAACAATTAATAATATTAATAATAAAAAAAGTTCAAGTAATGTAAATATAACTATTCCAGTCAACAATAATATTGAATCTAAAAAACTTGGAAAAGCTGTTGAGAAAGCAGCAAACAAAGCAGTTCAAGATTACAATAATGACACTCTTGCAGCCCTAGGTGGTGCTTGATGGATACTTTTATAAATGACATAAAGTTAGATTATAGTACTTTTGTTCCAAGAGGGAAGCAATTTACTGTTACATCTGAGTCAGTGCAATCATCCGAGTTTTCAGATATAGCAAGACATGTAAAAGAAGAATTAATCGAATTTACATTAAATTGCTCTTTGACTAAAGATGACAGAGAAGAAAATTTCATTAGATTGATAGAGCTTTCAGAACAAAAAGGATTAGTGACACTACTACAAGATCAAGAATACGAAAATCTAATAATAATTGATATTAGTGAATCAGACAGATATGATAATAATATAAGCTTTGACATTACTTTTAAGCAAATAACTACTGTAGAATTTGAAAAAATAGTAGAAATAAAAGAGGAAGAAATACCAGTCTTGCAAGAGGAAACTATAGAAGGCTTTCAGAGTCTAACTGAACAAGAGTTATCGGATAATGTTATAAATGAATTATTTGCACAAGAAATTGAAGAAAGGGCACTTTTGGAGGAATAAAAATGGCTGAGATAATAGAAATTAAAAAGGATAAAATACCATATAAGACAAAAATAAAATTCTCCAATGGTGCTTTTCAATTTGGGTTTAGGTATAATCAAAATGCTGATAGATTTTTTGTTGATCTTTATACAGAAAATGGGGAATTAATTCATGATTCTGAAAGAATGATATTTGGATTCCCTCTTTTCTGGAATGTAATGGAAGATCTGCAAGGGAATTTGAATCCTAATTTTCCTGATAAATATATAATTCCAAGCTCTGATGATGGATCAGAGAAAGAACCAAATTTATCTAATATTTCTGAATCAGTTTTTTTGAAATTGCAAGACAGAGGAGTAAATGAAGTGGAGTTTGATTATAACTTGTGGGATGATAACAATGTCTAAAATAATTAGTACAGCAAAATTGCAAATAGCAGGTTTAATAATTACAAATGAAGAATATGAATTTGATTGGAGATATCAAGATAAGAATGATAATAACCCATCATTTTTAGAGATATCACTACCAAATTTAACAAAAAAATTTCAGAATAAAATACTAAAAGGAACTCAAGCTATCTTTGATTTTGGATTTGATAAGATAGGTGGAACACTAGTAAATGGAACAGTTGATACAAAGACAGTTAGTTTTCCTGATGACGTTACAGAGATTACAAAATTAAAAATAATTGAAATTGATGTTAATGGTTTTTCTGAAATTTCAAAGAGTTACAAAAACAAGAAAACATCATTCATAATACAAGACATAGCAAATGAATTAGGATACATAATAAAAACATTAGAACTCAAGAGTGATATATTACAACAAAATGGATACGTAGCATACGGAAAAGGCATTAATATTATGAAAAAGCTTGTTCAGCAAGCAAATATCAATATCAGAATAGAAGGGAACTTCATATATATATATGATACTGATATTGAAGTTAAAGAAACATCTTATATAATAAAGTTTGGAGCAGGATTATTAAAAGCACCGCTTCAAATTGAAGAAACTGGAAAAGATTATGATTATGTAATTGAAGCTTTAGCAAATCCAGAAATAAGAAAAAATAGTGTAATAAAAGTAGAAACAGAAAATTTGAATTCTTTCTGCAAAGTTATTGAACTTGATTTAGATAATTGGGTAGGTCAATATTTTGTGAAAGTTATGGAGGTATAAAAATGTCAGAAAATAGAGAAAATAGATATACTAGAGTAGCAAAATTTGCAACAGATACAACAGCAATAGTAGCAATGTTATCAATTTTTTTAAGTTGGGGAATGGTTGCGACGGGGCAAGTTGAAAAAATACTCGTAAAAATAGTTAGGACTGAAATGGCACCAGTAACAAATTATATTTATAATCAGCAAGTAAAAAACATTGTTAAGCAGTATTTGAAAATTGAAAAAGATCCTGGTGATATAAAAAACTCAGATATAGAACAAGCAATAGATGATTGGCAAACTTTGCCTGACGATTACAAAACAGCATCTTTGAGATTGAAGATGAAAAAAGTTGAAGGGTATTTCGAGGGGTAAATTATGACAGATTTAGAGAAAATTATAAATTTATTTTTCAATGAAATAAAAGTATCTTTGCCTTGCGAGATAGTAAAATTAAACGGAATGTATGCGGATATTAAGCCAATCGTATTTGATAATATTGATTTCCCTGTAATAACAGATGTCCCCGTTTGCTACATGGGTTCTAAGTCTGCAAATTTAAAGTTTAAAAGCAGTGTGGGAGATGTTGTGACAGTTTTTTTTACTCAAATGGATCTCAGTAATTACCTCGCAAGAGGTGTAAAAGGTCAAGTTTTAAGCACTGAAACTTTCAACTTAACTAATGCTTTTGCATTACCTTTTAATATTCATACAAAAAAAGACAATGAACAAAACCCAGTAGGGTTTGATTTTGAATTTACAGGTGATGTAAATATCACTGGAAATCTTAAGATCGATGGCATAAATTTCAAAGATCATAAACATTTTTATACTTGGACTGGAAGTCCAGGAAGTGGAAACACTAATCCACCAACGTAGAGGTGAGAAATGAAAGATATAGCATTCAATGAGTGTGATTTATATTTAATAAATAACGATCTGGGATTCATAGAAGACTCTGAAGCGTTAACAAAGCAGCTAGAAATATTTCTAAACATAAGAATATCACACAAAAATGGTAACGGAGAAACTATTACTTCTGGAGAATTAGATTTTGACCAAAATCAAGGAATAGATTTTACATATATTCTTGATGAAGATACAACAGAACAGCAAATAAAAAAGCATTATAAAAGTAAAATTTTGAAATATTACAAACAGTATATAACTAAAATAACAAAGATGGAAGTAGAAAAAAATAAATTAAACAGAGAAATAAAAATAGAATTTGAATACAAAACAATATGGTCAAACGAAAGTCAGACCTTTAAAATTGGGGTGGGATAATGGCTATAGAAACTTTTCAAGATTTAGTGAATTCTTGGAGATCTGAAATGGAAACACAATTCGGATCAGAAGTAGATACAACTGAATCAAGCAATTGGTATAAATTTAGTTTTCCTTTATTAGTAGAGCTTTTCAATAAATATAATCAAGTCCAAGATTTTATTGATAACAAATATATTTATACAGCAGAAGGAGTTTTTCTTGATAGATTTTTGAGTAACTATAATTTTATCAGAAAACAACCTTCAAAAGCTACATGTACATGGAAAACAATTGATTCAACACCTGCTACATTTGTAGCAATAGGAGCTTTACAAGTTGAAGATTTAAACGGAATAGCTTTTATTAATATTACAAGTGGAAATGTAGATGGATCTGGTGTATTAGAGCTAGAAATGGAAGCAGTAAACGCAGGTGTAAATGGGAATATAATGGCAGGAAGTTTAACAGAAATAGTAACACCTATTTCAGGAATAAATACAGGATCAAATACAGCGGATGCAGCAGGAGGACAAGATCAAGAAACAGATACAGCTTTTAGAGCTAGATTCTTAGCAGGAAGAGCAGGTAAAGGATATTGGAATATTGACGGTATTTATAGAGCTTTGATAGAGCTTGACGGCGTAGAAAGTGTTGTAGTAGAAGAAAACGACCAAGCAATTATTGTAAATGGATTACCACCACATTCAGTACATTGCATCGTAGATGGTGGGGTTGATTTAGAAATAGCGACTACAATCTTTGAAAAAACAGATACAGCGATAGAAAGATTTGGTAATACTATAGTAACAGTTCAAGATTTACAAGGAGAGGATAGAGATATATATTTTACTAGACCTACTACAATAAATATTGAATTGCAATATACAGTTACAGGAATTTTTGATACTACTGGATTTGAAACAGCACTTTCAGAATATATAAATAATGCAGGAGTAGGGGCAAGTATAACATCATGGTTAGCATCAAATTATATAGAAAGTCAAATCGATATTTCTGGAATAACAAGCATAGTTATAGAAATGAGAGAAGAAGGTAATTTAACTTGGTTAACAAGCATAGATCTAAGTTCAACTGAAAAACCCAATGCGGTGATATTATGAGTAATAAAGATGTTATGTTTTCAAAATTACCTGCTGTTATGCAACAATCTGAAGTTGAAAAATTTTACAATGTTATGGGTAAATTATATGATGACTTTGACAATTTCCTAGAATCAAAGCAAAATAATCATGTAATAGATATAGCAGAAGGACCAGACCTTGACGGAATAGGATTTAATATCAATGTCCCTCGTGATACAGGGCAGACAGACATCCAATACCGTAGAAGATTAAAATATTTTTACTCAAGTATTTATTTTGTACCAACTTTAAATAATTTTTATCATTTAATAAATTCTATTTTGGGTGAATATCCTGATAATGTAAAAGAAGGTTGGAAGTATACAGGAGAAAGTGGTTTTCTTGAGCTAGACATAATCTATCCAGGCGACGAAACAGATGATTTTCTTGGAGATCTGGATAAACTATATTCTGCAGGGTGTAGATTAAAGTGGAACCGATTTAGAAAAGTTTGGGCTGTATATCAACAAGCAGGAGATTATGACAGTACAGGATTTACAGAGATTTATGATGACAAAGAGATGGTTTTACAGCCTTGGGATGGTTTCCAATTCAGATTACAACAAAATACTAGCGATGACTCTTCGACAGGGGAATTGCAAGAATTGGATCAATTTATAGTACCGGAGGGGATATAATGGCACCAGAAACTAGAAATATACAAAATTTTTCTGATAAATTAACTTCAGAACCTAATAAATATGAGATTAGAGATGTAGGTGGAGGGAATGAAGAAAATAAAGAAATTGAATTTATCGGATCAGTTACACAAGCAGGAACTAAAAATAAAGCAGAATATTTTAATAATATTCAAAAAAATGGATTATATAAAATTCAAGGGATTAGAGCAATAGAGGGGTTAGATGAAAAATATGATATTGCAATAACTGGATCTAGCTCAGTAACAGTTTTTGAATATCAATTTATCTTAATTCCAGATGTAACAAATACAAACTCTGGATCTAATGTATTATTAAGATTCAATGCAGTTGAATATACAATAAAAATTGAAGGTGACGGGGTTGAAAGAGATGTAATCGCAGGTGATTTAGTAGCAAATTCTCAATATATTGGATATCTTGATCATGCAAACGGTAAGTTTTTATTAAAGAAATTTCAAGAAAATAGAACTACATTTGATACTATAGCACAGCTACAAACAGCAACATGGTTGCTTGAAGATGATGTTGTAAAAATAAAAGGCTATAGAAACAAAGAAGATGGATTGACACATCATAGATTTTTAGCAACAGCAGATGATGGAACAGGTGTTGTGGTAGGTGCTTTATGGGCTAACCTTTCCAGGTATTTTGCATCTAATTTTCAAAATAAAAACATAACTCCTCTAGCTCCGATCCACATTGGGGAAAATAGTGACACAAGTGATGATCCTCAAGTTTTAGTGTCTAGATCAATGTCGGGAGCAGGAAACTCGCATTGTTTTGTTGATGCGAGTACATTCAATAAAAATGCTGCAACTGCATATAATTCGTATGATTGTAGAGTTAAAGTTCAAGGATCAAATAACTTAGATCATTATGCAGGATTCCAATTTATACCACAATATCAAAATTCTGGTATAATGACACATCTCTATGGTGCATTTCTGAAAGCTTTGATTGAAGGAGGCACAGTAACTAATTCTTATGGTGTATATATAGGAGATCCACCTGTTTCTGGTGGAGGAGCAATAACAAACAATTATGGTATTTATATTGAGAATATGGATAATGGAACTAATGATTTTGCTATATACACTGGAAAAGGTAGACATAGATTTGGTGATGAAATAGAAGTAGATAGGAACATCCCTGGAGCAGTTGAGGATATAGTTAAACTTGGAGCTACTTCAGCAGTTGATGAAACAACAGCTTATGCTACGCTGGGAAAAAAAGGCGGAACTAAAATATTCAAAATTGGTATTGGTTCAGCAGTTGAAGGGCTTGCCGAGCTTGCAGCAGATTTCCTTCCGTCCAGTAGCTCTGCTTATGACCTAGGTGCTTCAGGGCAGGAATGGAAAGATATATACTTAACCAACTCCCCTATTGTTTCTTCAGATGAAAGAGCAAAAGAGCAAATTGAAGAATTAGATGAAATTGAAAAAAGAGTTGCTTTAAAGTGCAAGGGATTAATTAGAAAATACAAATTAAAAAGAGCTGTTGCAGAAAAAGGAGAAGGAGCA